GGCTACGCTCAACCCGCTGGCTAAGGTGGATGAGAAGTCCGATGTGCCGCCACAAGTTCAAATGGCTATGGCTCAGGCTCAGGCGCAAGTCCAGCAAATGCAACAAGCCATGCAACAAATGCAGAACGACATTAATTACGGCAAATCTGTTGCCCAAATTAAAGAAGAAGGCGCGACTAAGCGTGAACTGCTTAAAGCCACAGCCAAGGCACACAATACCGAAACAATGGCAGAGGTCAAGGTCAACGACCAGAATACCCGCGCCATTACGTCACAGAACAAAGTGGAGATTGAAGCGATCATGGAATTGCTGCTTCACCACATGGACACCAAGCGTCTTGAAAAGGAAATCCAAGTGCGTAATGCGGAACAATACGCTTACGCAAATCAGGCTAATCAAGACATTGCAAATCAATAAAATCAGTAGCATAATGGCTACTAAACCTTACCTGTGAGGTACACAGGGTTAAATCGTTGGGAAACGTATGTCCGAAAACCAAGCAGGTCAAGTATTGACTAGCGAAAATGCGGCTGAGTTCTATGCACAAAAACTGGGTTTAGCCCAAACAGAATCCGAGCCTGTGGCTGTTGTTGAGGAAACTCCAACAGAGCCAGTATCGGAAGAAGTTAGTGGGAGTGAGCCAGAGGAAGCGAAAGAGGAAGCCAAGCCAGAGGGTGAACGGAAACAGAATCCGAAACTCGAACGGCGGTTTTCAGAGATTACCAAGCAGCGTGAAGAAGCGCGTAAAGAAGCGCAACGTGAACGCGAGCAAAGGCAAGCTCTGGAAGAACGTTTAGCGGCTCTTGAGAGACAAACACAGCCCCAAAAGGCTGCGCCTGTTGACGAAGAACCGCAACCTAGCCAGTTTCAGGATGCGTTTGAATATGCGAAGGCTCTTGCTGAGTATTCGACAGAAAAGGCGCTTCAGGAACGTGATAGGCGTGATGCTGAGGAAAAAGCTGCTGCCCAACGACAAAAAGTTTATGAGACTTGGGGTCAAAAGGTACAGCAAGCCAAAGCAGAATTGCCTGATTTTGACGATATGGTGGCATCAAGTGACGTAGTTGTAAGCGACTCGATACGTGATGCGATTCTCGAGAGCGATGTAGGCCCAAAAATCCTGTATCACTTAGCAGAGAACTCAGACCTCGCCAAAAAGATTGCTGGTATGACGGAAAAAGCCGCCATGAAAGAGTTGGGGAAACTGGAGGCAAGGTTTGAAGCCAAGCCTGAAGAAGTAAAGCCTGTGGTTAAAAGTAAAGCGCCAGCGCCAATTCAACCGATTCGCACTGCGGCTGGAGTAGCGGATGTGGCTATTGACTCAAACGGTCAATTTCACGGAACTTACTCACAGTGGAAAGCAGCACGAAAACAAGGTCGGATTCGCTGACAGACCCTTTTTTGTTCATATTTAATTCAAAGGAAATGAAATGAGTAACCAACTCCTAACCATTTCCAAGATCACCAACGAAGCGTTGATGGTCTTGGAGAACGAATTAACTTTCACCTCGGAAGTTGACCGTAACTATGATGACCAATTCGCTGTCGTTGGCGGCAAAATTGGTAACACCGTGAACGTCCGCCGCCCTGGTCGTTTCATCGGTACTACTGGCCCTGCTTTGAACGTTGAAGATTTCAACGAAACAAGCGTGCCTGTTACCCTTTCGACACAATTCCACGTTGACACACAGTTCACTACACAAGACTTGGCTTTGTCCTTGGATATGTTCAGTGACCGCGTGTTGAAACCCGCTGTGGCTGCTATCGCCAACAAGATTGACCGTGACGGTTTGTCTATGGCTGCGTTGAACACCGCCAACATCGTTGGTACTGCTGGTACACCTCCTACTGGTCTGATTACTTATCTGACCGCTGGCGCTTACCTCGACAGCGAAGGTGCTCCTCGTGATGGTCGCCGTTCATGCACCGTTGAGCCTTTCACATCTGCCACCATCGTGGACAGCTTGAAAGGTTTGTTTGTGCCTCAAGAAGCTATCGGCGAACAGTACCGTAAAGGTCTGATGGGTCGTGATTCTGGTGGTATGAACTGGAAAATGGACCAGAACGTGGTTAGCCAAACCTTTGGCAACTACAACGGCACTGCAACCATCAACACTTCTACCGACACTGGTATCTTGACCTCTGGTTGGGCTTCTAGCTCGGTGTTGACCTTGACTAAATCGGGTACGTTCACTCCTAACGTTGGCGACACATTCACTATCGCTAACGTCTATGCAGTCAACCCCCAAAACCGTCAAGCCTACGGTAGCAACAAACTGCGTAACTTTGTGGTGAAAGCTATCTCTGGTAACAGCGTTACCGTGTCTCCTGCTGTGATCTCTGCTGGTCAATTCCAGAACGTGAGCATTACATCGGCTGGCGCTTCTGCTGTGACTCCTTTTAATAATACTGGGGTAGTAAGTCCTCAGAATATTATTATGCATCGTAATGCTTTTACATTAGCAATTTGTGATCTCGAGCTGCCCGAGGGGGTCCATTTTGCTGGTCGCGCTAGCGATAAAGAAATCGGCTTGTCCATGCGTGTGGTTCGCCAATACACCATCAACAACGATAGCATCCCTACTCGTTTGGATGTGTTGTATGGTTGGGCACCTTTGTACCCTGAACTCGCTTGCCGTGTTGCAGCCTAATCTTCATTAAGGAGTAAATAATCATGGCTTTGACCCCCACCACCTACACCAACAACGGCCCTGCCGTTACAACCAGCCCTCACTATCTTATTGATGGTGACAGCACAGACGGAACGGCTATCGCCCCTAACGGTGGCCCAGTTTCGTTCTTTGGCGTGACTGCTACAACACAGCCTACCGCTGCTGTTAACACCACCACCACCGCTGCTGGTTCTACTACCGCTGTGTACACCAACACCACCTTCCCAGGTGCTACTGGTTCGACAGCCTATTCAATCGGCGACATCGTCTCCGCTTTGAAAGCTCTTGGTCTTATCAAGGCTTAATTCAGCAAAAAACTGAGCAGGAAACGCCCTTTATTGGGCGTTTTTTGTATAATCACTTTGTCTTTCTGAAAGGACGCAAAATGTCATCTACGACCGTGACTCGTGGCAATGCCCATGAGACTTTCTACATCACTCCCACTCTTAACAACGCATCCAATACTTTGGCTGCCAACACTACCACCGCTGTGACTTACACAGTGCCTGGCTTGTTGACAACAGACTTGGTGTTTGTTCAAGGTGTGTCTGGCACACAAACCGCTGGTGTTGTGATTGCTGAAGCTGATTGCACTGCTGCTAACACTTTGCAAATCCAGTTTGGCAACTTGACATCAAACGCTTCTCTTGTGCCTGCTAGTGGTCAATACGTCATCCAGATTACCCGTCTGGAAGGCCCTGCACCTGTGACTGCTGTCTAATCATGGCTGGCTCAACCGTACAGCGCAATTCGGGTCAAACCGTTGCGTTATCTGTGACCAACACTGCACACTCTGCTGTCCAGATTGTTGGTAACTACACTAACGACCAAGTGAACTTTGCTTCATTCCTCAATACGGGCGCTGCTCCTATTGCCGTGAAGTTTGGTACAACTTCGAGCGTTGGTGCTCCTACGTTTCCTTCAGACGGAACGAATGGAGACTACGTATTGCCTGCTGGCATGACTTCACCTTTGATCTTGGCAACCCCCCAAGCGCCCTTTTACATGACCGCGCTCAGTAATTCGGCTACCGCTGGTTTGCTGTACGTCACTCCTGTGGCAGATCAATCTTAAGAGGCTTAAATGGCTGACCCCGCAAAAGTAAACGACCAGAATATCTTGCCTGTACAGGCGTTATTCAATCTTGACAACTCATTCAATACGTTTATCGGGCAGGGTCAGCCCTTTTACGCCACTGTTAACCCGCAACAATCGGGCTTACAGATCACCAACAGCACGATTGACAGCACGACAATCGGCGCTACTACCCCGTCTACTGGGGTTTTTACCAATATTCAGACAACAACAGGGCAGATTTCCACTGCGCCTTCAAATAACATTGATATTGTCAATAAAGCCTACGTTGACGCTATCGCCCAAGGCTTAAACCCTAAAGCGGCGGTTAAATGCGCTACGACTGCGAACATTACGCTGTCTGGCTTGCAGACCATTGACACTTATTCGGTGCAAATTGGCGACCGAATATTGGTAAAAAATCAAACTACCGCCTCACAAAACGGCATTTATGTTGCGGCATCTGGCGCATGGGTGCGATCAACCGACATGGATATTTGGGCAGAAGTGCCTGGCGCTTACACGGTTGTTTTATACGGCTCTTTGAACACCAATACAAGTTGGGTGTCAACTTCGGCTGATACTGGAACAATTAACGTCACTCCAATTACGTTTGTTCAGTTTTCAAGCGTTAACACTTATTACGCTGGCACAGGGCTAACCCTTGCGTCAAACACTTTCAGCATCACAAACACGGGGGTGACAGCTTCGACCTATGGTTCAGCGTCTAGCGTCCCTGTTTTGGCGATCAATTCTCAAGGTCAAGTAACAAGCGCAACGCCTACCTCGATTGCCATTGCTGCCTCGCAAATCATATCAGGAACTATCGCTAGTTCATTGATTTCAGGCTCTTACACAGGCATTACAGGAGTTGGAACACTTACAGCAGGAACATGGAACGCTTCAACAATCGGAGTCCCCTACGGCGGCACAGGCGCAACATCCCTAACTGGATATGTGAAAGGGACTGGCACGAGCGCTTTGACAGCGGTGACTTCAATTCCGAATACGGACATTACTGGTTTGGGGACAATGAGCACACAGAATGCCAATTCTGTGGCTATAACTGGCGGGACGATTTCAGGGCTTTCTAGCCCTATCCCCGTGGCCTCTGGTGGTACAGGTGCGGCTACCCTATCAGGATATGTATTTGGTAACGGTACAGGCGCTTTTACGGCTTCCTCGACCATTCCTAATACAGCAATCACTGGCTTGGGAACAATGTCAACCCAAAACGCCAACTCTGTGGCGATTACAGGTGGAACAATTAACGGTGCGTCTATCGGTGCGACCACTCGTTCATCTGGCGACTTTACTACTTTGTCGGCTAATTCTGTTACCAGTACAACGCCAGTTTTGTCGTTTAATGCTTCCAACTCTATTGCTTCTTTTGGTAGCACAACCGCCAACTCATATAACCAGCTTGTTATTCAAAACAAGAGTACATCTGCTAGCGCTTCAACCAATTATGTTATCTCTAACGACATAGGTACAGATTCATCGTATTACGGTGAGTTTGGCATGAACTCATCGGTTTACTCATCTGGTACGCCATCTGATTTTTACTCTATTAACAACGGGGTTTATTTTTCAGGCCATGACGGTGATATTAGTTTTGGGTCTGGTAATGGTTTCAAAACTTATTTGCCTTGGGGTTCAAGCGGTCAATATGCTCACGTCATAAACAACGCTGGCGCATTGGGTTTTAGTACTAACCTTGGTACAACTCCTGCGACAACAGGTACAACAGGCTACGGAACTTCTGGTCAGGCTTTGGTAACAGGTGGTTCATCCGCTGCGCCAGCATGGGGTGTGGTCGGCATTAATGGAGGCGGTACAAATGGAACGGCTACTCCTACTGCTGGTGCTATTGCCTACGGCACTGGTACTGCTTACGCATTTAGTGCTGCTGGCTCTACTGGACAAGTCCTAACCTCAAACGGTTCTGGCACTCCCACATGGTCAACCCCTGCATCGTCCATCAGCCTCAGTGACGATACAACCACTAACGCCACTCGTTATCCTCTGTTTGCCAATGCAACATCTGGTACTGTATCGACTGAATATACAAGTTCCACCAAGTACCAATACAACCCTTCCACTGGTGTATTGACAGCCACAGGGTTTAGCGGCTCTGGCGCTGCTTTGACAAGCCTAACCGCTGGTAACTTGACAGGCACAATTCCAAGCGCTGTTCTTGGCAATTCAAGCCTCTACATTGGCACGACAGCCATTGCTTTAAACCGAGCAAGCGCCAGCCAGACCTTAACAGGCACAAGCATTGATGGTAACGCTGGAACTGCGACCACAGCGACTACTGCGACAAACGCAACAAACGTGGCTATTGGTGACAACACATCGACTAATGCCACTTATTACCCGACCTTTGTTAGCAATACGTCAGGCAATCAAGCGGTCACAACATCGTCAACCAAGCTGCAATATAACCCTTCAACTGGTGTTTACACAGCACCTAGTTTTAGTGGCGCAGGCACAGGATTAACAGGCACTGCGTCTGGTTTGTCTATCGGTGGTAATGCGGCCACCGCAACAACATCGACCAACATTGCAGGCGGTACGGCCAACCAAATCCCTTATCAAACTGGCGCTGGTGCAACTTCATTTATCACAGCGCCTAGCACTCCAAGCACATATTTGGCATGGAATGGCACAGCTTTTACTTGGGCAACTGTTAGCGGTGGTTTGGTTAATAGTGTTACTGGAACTGCTCCTGTTAACGTCACGACAACATTGGGCGTGGCTAACGTCAGCTTAAATGCTGGATATGGTGATACCCAAAACCCATACGCTTCTAAAACTGCTAACTATGTTTTGGCTGCACCAAACGGCTCGTCTGGTGCTCCTACGTTTAGGGCATTGGTTGCGGCTGATATTCCTACCCTTAACCAAAATACGACAGGCACAGCCTCTAACGTCACTGGAACGGTTGCTGTCGCTAACGGCGGCACAGGGCAGACTACTGCTTCGGCTGGTTTCAATGCTTTGTCGCCCATTACGTCAACTGGCGATTTAATCATTGGTAACGGCACAAACAGCGCAACTCGATTGCCTATCGGTGCTAACACCTATGTTTTGACTTCAAACGGTACAACTGCAAGCTGGCAGGCGGCTACTGGCGGGTCAATTACCAACACCGCAACAAGCACAAACGCCACTTATTACATGGCGTTTCAGTCTTCCACTAGTGGAACGACAACGGTCAATTACGTTAACTCAAACGTCACTGTCAACCCGTCAACAGGTGTATTAAAAGCACCAATTGTTAATGCGACAACAAACGTAACTTTTCAAGATAACAGCACTCAAAATACTGCTGCTACAGGATTTGGTTTTAAAAACCGCATCATTAATGGTGCGATGGTGATTGACCAAAGAAATTCAGGGGCTAGTCAAGCAATTGGACTTAGTTCTGTTTACACAATTGATCGTTGGTATGCTCAATCTGTTGGGGCATCAACAACAGGCCAAAGAATTTCTGGTTCAAATGGATTTCAATATTCTTATCAAATAACGGGCGCTTCATTAAATACGGGAACAGTTTTTGGTCAAAAAATTGAATCTTTTAATTCTTATGATTTGGCAAGTCAAACTGTTACTTTAAGTGTTTACATTAAAGCATCAGCTTTGACTTCAGTAACATGGACAGCATATTACCCAACTGCAACTGACAATTATTCTTCAAGAACTCAAATTGCAACAGGCACTTTTACAATTAATTCAACATCAACGCAATATACAACAAATATATCTTTGCCATCTTCTGTAACCAATGGACTACAAATTGAATTTACAACTGGTTCGTTAGTTTCAGGTACTATTACCTATACTGGCGCACAACTTGAAAAAGGCAGCACAGCCACATTGTTTGACTATCGCCCGTATGGTACTGAGTTGCAATTGTCCCAACGGTATTATTGGATGTATGGTGGTTCTTTTAGCGGCGGTTTGTATATGCCTACTTTTCAAGGAACTAATACAAATACAACTCATTTTTCTTGTGTAATAAATCCACCTGTACAAATGAGAGCCGCGCCAACTTTTACTTTGCTTGGAACAGCGCCATCATTAAATCAAGGATCATATTCATCTATGGTTTTAGATAGGGCTGCTCCATCTCAAATAATGTTGGATATTACTGCATCTGGACTTGGTGCAAATAACGCAAACAGGCTTTTGGGCGCAAGCGATGGCACAACTGCTTATGCTTTTTCAGCGGAGTTGTAAATGTACAAACAAATTTTTAGCTTGTTGTCTAATAGTGTTGGTGGCATACAACGGCTGTCCGACAACGCTTGTATTCCTTTTGATTTCGCAAATACAGACTATCAAGCCTTCAAAACTGATCTAGCCAAAGGTGTAGAACTGCAAGACGAAAACGGCACAGCAATGACTGCCGACCAAATTAACGCATTTATGGAAACATTGCCATGAACTTCAATTGGAAAATTTCAGAAGTCAAAGCCACAGATGGTTTGATTACCGAAGCCAAGTATCACGTTACTGCGATAGATGGTGATTATTCTGTGGACACAGAGGGCTATTGGCGGTTTGGCGACCCTGTTTTGAACAAACCTTACGCTGAAGTCACTGAGGAAGATGTGATTGATTGGGTCAAAGAAGATGCTACCCAACATGGCGAAAATATCATAGAATCACGCCTAGCGCAACAGCTTGCCAACATGGAAAAGAAAACCGTGTTGCCGCCTTGGGTTGCCCAAGTTTTCACACCAAATTTGGGTTAAATCATGGCTGTACCATTTGACATCATTAGCAGAGCATTAAAAGATATTGGCGCTTTGGAGGCAGGGGAATCTCCTACTCCAGAAGCCGCCGCAGATGCTTTTGATATGCTCAACGATATGATTGACCAATGGTCAAACGAAGATATGATGGTTTTCTACAAAACCGAGATCGTATTTCCGATTGTGCCTGGTCAAACGCAATACACGATTGGCCCTACTGGTAACATCAACGCCAGCTTTACAGGGTCTATCACTGGCAACGTTTTGACCGTCACAGGCATCAACTCTGGCGCTATCAACCTGAATCAGTATCTTAGTGGCTCAGGTATTACCGCAGGAACGCGCATTGTTGGTTTCCTGACAGGCGCAGGCAACAACGTGAACGAAGTTGGCACATATCAATTGAACGTCAGCCAGACCGTTGCATCCACCACAATCACAGGTTATTATGAACGACCATTGGCGATTGATTCGTCTTTTGTACGTATTAACACTAACTCCAATGGTGTGCCAATCGTCAACGGTGGATTGGATTACCCTGTTGCAATCTTGAATCTTGAAGATTACGAGATGATTGGCCTCAAAACGTTGAATGGCCCTTGGCCTAAAGCAATCTATTACCAGCCAACAGAGATTCTTGGAAACATTTATGTGTGGCCTAACCCTTCTCAGGGTGAGATGCACATCTTTGCCAACCAAATCTTTGCTCGATACAACACTTACTTTGACAACTTAGCATTGCCACAAGGCTACACAAATGCCTTGCGCTGGTGTTTAGCTGAACGCTTGATGCCTATGTATGGCAAAGCAAGTGCTACCCAAATTCAGATGATTAATGCGTTTGCATCGCAGGCTAAAGCTACGGTGAAACGTACAAACATGAAACCACCTCAAGTATCTCGCTATCCTGATTCGCTGCTTGTCGGCAAATCAAAGGACGCGGGCTGGATCCTAAGCGGAGGCTTTTTTCGTTAATTTTAAAACAAAACAAGATAAAAATGTATTACATTTATGCTCATTTAAGAAACGACACAAATCAACCTTTTTATGTTGGAAAAGGAAAGGGGAAACGTTGTTTTTTAAAAACTGGGCGTAATGAATATTGGCATCGGATTGTTGATAAGCATGGGTATCAAATCAATATTGTTACGGCAAATTTAGATGAA